ATCTTCCTGCTGCTTCGGCGGATTTGGAGGGTGTGATGGTGTTTCAGAGGGATTCTAATGAGTTGAAGATTTGTGATGGGTCTTCGTGGGTTAGTATGCTTAATACTGATAATCCGGGAGCATTACAATTAATTGCTACAAACTCGTTTTCTAGTGCTAGTTCTACGCAATTTCTTAATAAATTTTCTAGTACGTATACTAATTATCGTGTTTTACTTAATGCTACTGATGGTTCTACTAGCACAAGTATGATGCTTCGTTTTTTGGCTTCAAATAATACTCCTTTATCTGGTGGTTATTATGGTGGCGGATATAAAGTATCTTGGACGGGATCGGGTAGTCCAGATTGGCAAAATAATGCTTCGTCAGGTTTTGTAGGACAGGGTGGGACTTCGCCAGCATTATTGGCTAGTTTAGATATTCTTAATCCGTTTGTTCCCTCAAATACCGGATATAATGTTTTTAGTACAACTAATGGTAATGTTATTTATGGTAGTTATTACTCTGGTTTTCATAATAATGCTAGTGCGGTATATGGCGTAGAATTTTATCCTTCAACGGGCACTATTACTGGTACTGCTAGTTTATATGGTTATCGTAATACTGTTTAGGAGTTATTTTAGTGTTTAATTCTAATGTTCAACCAAAACGACGTATCAAAGACGTAAAGAAAGAACCTTGGTATTGTCACACCTGCGACCTTGATAATCCGCATTATTATTCTAAGTGTCCTAAATGTGGGGATCATCGTCCCCATTAAGGAGTTATAGTGGGTAATTACTCGTATAATCAACCAAAAATGACTGCTAAGCAGATTGAAGAGCAGATTCTCTCGTTTCCGGGAAAGATGGGTTGGTTCTTATCTAAGGGGTATGCGCCTCATTATTATCAAACCCTGTTCCATACGGATAAGAAGGATAAGAATCTTACTCGTTTTCGGCATCTTGTCGCTGGTCGTCGCGGCGGAAAGACACTATCCGCTGCTTGGGAAGTGTTATTCTATTGTTTGCATCCCGAACAGTTTCATTTGGATGCTCATAATCGTAAGAGTGAGGCTCCTTTGTGGGTTTGGGCGCTGTCCGCATCGTATAAGGTAGGCCGACCATCATACTTGACGTTCCGAGATGTGTGTATTAAGGCTGGCTTAACGATTGGCAAGGAAGTTAAGGAGAATAAGGGTGGTCTTCGCTTTGAATTTGAGAATGGAAGCCTCGTAGAGTTCAAATCCGCCGAGGATCCACAGTCCCTTCGTGGTGCTGGCTTGGATATTCTTTGGATGGACGAGGCTGCTTTCATCAAAAATGATGAGTCTTGGGGCGTAATCCGCCCATCCTTGTCAGATAAGCAAGGCTTACTCATCACAACGACCACCCCTAACCAGAAAAACTGGTTTTATGAAGAGTTTTTTAGTGATGATGCTCGTAAAGACGATAATAATAGTCGCGTAGAGTATCGTAGCATTGATAATCCGTATTTTAGACGAGAAGAATGGGAATATGTGCAGTCTAGGTATCATCCGCTGCTATTCGCACAAGAGTATATGGCGAGTTTTGACAGTATGGCAGGCAAAGACCTAGCCGGAGACTGGCTGCACTATTATTCTCCCGATGATCTGCTAGATGAGGAAGGAAAACCGCTAAAACTGCGTAAATATATGGGAGTTGACCCGGCGATCAGCCTATCCGCCAACGCGGACAGGTTCGTAATCACCATTATTGGGGTATCAGACTCTAACGAAGTGTTTCTACTAGAGCAGTACGCGGCGCGAATCCCCTTTGCAGAACAACTCCTCAAAATTGAGGAGTATTATATCAAGTATAAGCCCGAGATTATTGGTATTGAGTCGAATGCTTATCAGGCGGCACTAGTGCAGCAGACTGAAAGATTGCAAACTATGCCGCCAGTTGTGCCTTTGTTTGCTAAGGGTAAGAAGTTTGAGCGTATTCTTGCTATGTCGCCTCTTTTCCGTATTGGGAAGGTGAAGATTAAGAAGGATCATGCTGATTTTATTCAGGAGTGGGTTGATTATGATTCTTCGCTTCGTACGCCTAAGGATGACTGTTTGGATAGTATGGAGATTACGCTTCGTACTGCTGGTGCTTTGTTGGATGGTATTCAGGAGCCTGTGAAGCCTGATAGTGTGTTGCCGGATTGGGTTTTGGCTGATCGTCCTTCTGAGAAGAAGGAAGACCGTTTTGTTGACGAATTTATGGGGAGTATGTGGTAATATGAGTGCTAAAATGACTACTGTGCGTTCTGCGAGTGCTGATGCTATTACTGGTGAGCGGTTGAGTTTTACTGAGCCTGTTCTTGATACGGGGATTCCTAATAAGAAGCAGCCTTGTATGGGTAATAGTCGTACGCGATTAGTTAAGGAGAGTACAATTGTTTGGTTGGCTGAGCAAGCAGGATACGATGTTGTTAAGCGTGATGCGCGAGATTCTGGAGACGCAAAGGGCGTGGACGGAGAGGATGTTAGCGTTGGAGGAGGAGCGCCTTCGGTTGGAGAGGTTGAGGCTGGAGGGGGCAAGCCCGCTAAGCGACGTTCCGCTGGGGCATCTAAGGGTAAGTGAGGATGAGCAGGATCTTGATTGGGCGTTGAATCAGGGCCTTGTTACTCCACAAGAGTATAAGGATCTTCTTGAGAAGACGGGTTTGGTTCCGGCTGATCTAGAATTAATGTAAGGGGGCTAGTTTGGAAGAGACTGGTTATAATTATACGGATGATATTCCTACTGGTTTTGCTTCGGCGGCTAGTCTCGTTAAGCGTGTCGATGAGTTGCAGCGACAGCGAGAACTTATGGAGCGACAATGGAAGTTGAATCTTTCGTTTTATAAGGGTAAGCAGTATGTGTTTTATAATCGTAAGTCGCGTCGTATTGAGTCTCTTCCTACTGATGATGGTGATAAGCCTCGTTATCGTGTGAGGCTGGTGTCGAATCAGATTGCTCCGAATACGCAGTCGCTTCTTAGTCGGCTTGTGAAGTCTAAGCCCCAGTTTTTTGCTACTCCGGGTCAGGCGTCGTATGAGGCTCAGAAGGCTACTGAGGTTGCTGAGAATCTTCTTGAGTATTGGTGGGATTCTTTTCATTTGACGGAGAAGCGTGAAGAGGCGATGATGTGGAGCATTATTGCTGGTAATGGTTTTTGGAAGGTTACGTGGGATGATAAGGCTGGTCCGGGGATGAAGGTTATGATGAGTCCTGATGGTCAGCCTATTGTTGATCCTATGGTGAAGTATTATTTTGAGAAGAATCTTGAGGCTGCGGGGGTTGATTCGTCCGAGTTTGAGCGGCGTGTGTATCAGGGTGAGATTAAGGTTGATGTGTTGTCGCCGTTTGATGTGTTGTTGGATGATTCTGCTCAGGTGTTTGAGGATTGTAAATATGCGTTTTGTGTGCATCCTATGACGAGTGATGATATTATGGATCGTTATGGTGTTCGTTTGAAGCCGAATGCTGTTAATAAGTATCCTGATGAGACGCTTCCGGGTGCTTTTGGGAGTTTGGAGTCTAAGACGCAGGAGAATGTTCGTGTTGTGTATTATGGGTATTTTCTTCCGGGGGATAAGTATCCTGATGGGCGTTTTGTTGTGTTTACGAAGGATCCTTCGATTATTCTTTATGATGCTCCTTGGCCTTATCCGTTTGAGGAGTTGCCGCTGATTAAGTTTCCGGGTATGCGTGTTCCGGGTCAGTTGTGGGATACGAGTGTTGTTGAGCAGGCGATTCCGCTTCAGAAGGAGTTGAATCGTACGTTGTCGCAGATGATTGAGTATAAGAATCTTACGTTGAAGCCGCAGATGTTGGCTCCGGTGGGTTCTTTGCGTCAGCGTATTACGGATGAGCCGGGTGCTATTTTTGAGTATAATCCGGTTGCTGGTAAGGTGCCTGAGTCGATTCCGATTCCGTCGTTGCCGCCGTATGTGTTTGAGCATTTGCAGGATCTTGGTGCGCGGTTGAAGGATATTTTCTCGTTGAATGAGATTGTTGAGGGTAGTGTGCCGCCGAATGTTGAGGCTGGTGTGGCTATTGATTTGTTGCAGGAGGCTGCTACGGATCGTATTGCTCCTCAGATTATGCTTATGGAGAAGAGTTTGGAGCGTGCGGGTAATCTTATGCTTCAGTTGGCTCAACAGTATTATAATGAGCCGCGTACGATGATTATTACTGGTTCTGGTTCTAAGCCTAAGGTTGAGCGGTTTGAGGATGCTGATCTTATTAAGGGTGTTCAGATTAAGGTTGAGGCTGGTTCTGGTCTTCCTCGTACTCGTGCGGGTCGTCAGGCTCGTGTGCTTCAATTATTGCAGATGGGTATTCTTTCGCCTACGAAGGCGTATAAGTATATGGATATGGCTGATTTTAAGGGCTTGCAGATGCAGTTTGAGGCTGATGAGGAGCAGGCTATGCGGGAGCATGAGAAGTTGCTTGATGGTGGTATTGTGAATGAGCAGGCTGCTAAGCAGGCGAATGAGGCGCTTATGATGAGTATTATGCAGGGTGGTGATATTGATCCGCAGATGCTTCAGCAGAGTGTTGAGGCTGGGTTGCAGCCGCTTGCGTTTGAGAATAAGGCTGTGCATTTGGAGGTTCATGCTCAGTATATGAAGAGTGCCGAGTTTGAGTCGCTTCCGCAGATGATTAAGGATCAGTTCTATAAGCATTATGAGTTTACGCAAATGTCTGTTGCTCAGGATAATGCTCCGCAGGGTGATCCGCCGCGTGTGTCGCTTCAGTTGCGTGGTGCGGTTGGTCCGACGACTGGTTCTAAGATTATTGGTAATAGTGGTATTAAGGATGTTACTCCGCAAGAGTTGTTGGAGCCGCCGCTTGATACTGTGGTTATTGATAATAAGGATAAGCCTAATGCGCCTGAGGGTGCGGGTGGCGCGATGGATCAGTATCAGATGGAGTTGTTGCAGAAGTTGCAGGAGAATCAGGCTATTGCTGATCAGAAGTTGGCTAATGCTTCTACTATGAAGGCGGTGCGTGGTGAGTAGGCAAGAGCGTACTGAGTGGAATGATGAGGCTCGTGCTGCGACTTATGTTCAATGGATTGCTTGTGATAAGAAGATTCGTGAGACTAGTCGTATTACGGGGGTTCCACATGCTACTGTTGCTTATTGGGCTAAGCAATGGGAGAAGGATGGTCCGCCTGAGCATTTGGATGTTGAGATTCGTAAGAATGCTTACGAGTTTGTGGATCATGCTAATAAGGTGCGTAAGCAGGCTATGGAGAAGTTGGAGGAGTTGATTCCTGATGCTGAGGTGAAGCAATTGTCGGCTATTGCGACGGTTGTGGGTATTATGGATGATAAGATTCGGCTTGCTCAGGGTCTTGCTACGAAGCGTACTGAGACTGTTCATACTCTTCCTACGAAGGAGGAGATGAAGGAGTTGATGAGTGGTTTTGCTGATAGTCTTGTTAGTGCGGCTGAGGATCGTGCTGCGGAGACTGTTAGTATTGAGGCTGAGAGTGTTGTGATTAATAATTAGCGACCAACCGGAATAAGCCGGAGTCGTTTTTGTTATAGGAGGATACCATGAGTGATGGTATTGATATGGATGGCGCTGTTGAGGCGCTGTCGGCTGAGTTGCCGAATGAGGCGGCTGAGTCTGTTGTGATGGATGAGACTATTGTTGGGGACAATCAGCCTGATGCTGAATCCTTTACTGGGTTTGATCCGTCCGTACTTCCTGAGGATATGCAAGCAGTATATAAGTCTATGCAGGCTGATTATACTCGTAAGACTCAGGAAATTGCAGAGTTACGGCGTTCGTATGAGTCGTTCTCTGAGGCGGGAGTAGATGCGGATATTGCGCTACAAGCGGTCGGCTTCTTACAGGAGTTGAATACTAATCCGGACTTTGCGTTGCAGGTTGCGGAGGAGATTCGGCAGACTATGGGAACACCCGATGCCAGCCAGTCGGTTGAGACGTTTACTTCTGAGAATGTTAATAATAGTTACGAGGGGCTTCCGCCGCAATTGGCGGCTGAGTTAGATGAGATGAGGGCATTTCGTGAGGAGATGCTTTCTATGCAGGCTCAGCAAGAGTCTATGGCTGAGTTGGAGATTATGGAGAATACTATTAGGACGTCGAATCCGGATTATACGGATGATGATATGGATGCGATTTATTCGCTTGCGTATGCTCATGATGGTGATCTTATGGCTGCTCAGCAGTCGTATCATCAGATTCAGCAGCGTATGCTTGGATCGTATTTGCAGTCTAAGACTGTTCCTCATGGTGCTACTCCTGCTCCTAGTGCTCCGTCTAGTGTTCCGGGGCGTTCTTTTGGTTCGCTTGATGAGGCGCATAAGGCGGCTATGGAGGCTGTTCGTAACATTTCCTAATAGGAGGTGTTTAGCAGATGGCTGCTAATCTTACTACGCTCTCCAACGTTCTCAAGGAGTATTACCTTGGTCCGGTGGCTGAGCAGTTGAATAATGAGGTTCTGCTTCTGTCGCGGCTTGAGTCGCGTTCGGAGGATCTTGTGGGTAAGCGGGCTTATGTTCCGCTGCATTATGGTCGTTCTACGGGTGTTGGTGCTCGTGCCGAGTCTGCGGCTCTGCCTGCGGCTGGCCGTCAGTCCTACGAGAAGGCTGTTTACGACCTGAAGTACCTGTATGGTCGTGTTGAGGTGACTGGCCCGTCGATGGCTAAGACCAAGAATGAGGCTGGCTCGTTCCTTCAGGCTCTTAAGTCTGAGTTGGATGGTGTTCGTAACGACCTTAAGAAGGATCTGGCTCGTCAGATTTATGGTGATGGTACTGCTGCTCTTGCTACTGTTGTGACTGATGCTAGCAACTCTACAACGGTTGCTGTTGTTGGTTCTGAGCCGCTTCGCAAGGGCCAGATTTATGCTGGCATGGTTGTGAATGTGGTTGATGCTTCTAGTGGTATTATTGGTGGTGCTACGCCGACGCAGTACACGGTTTCGTCTGTTAATGTTACTGACGGCGAGGTAACTGTTTCTCCGGCTCTGGCTGCTGCTTTTGCTGTTGGCGATTACCTGATTCGTGATGGCGTTGGTATTACTGATGTTACCACGGTTGGTGAGGTTAATCGTTGGTCGGACGAGGTTGATGGCATTCAGCGTATTATCCCGTCGGCTGGTGCTAATCAGTTCGGTGGTATTAATGCTGCTACTGCTGCGAACTCGTGGTGGGATAATCAGCGTATTGATCTGACGGTTTCTAGCAACCCCAAGTTGCTTGCCCTGTCGGATCTTCAGCAGGCGCTGAACCTTGTCCGCATCGCTGGCGGGATGCCGACCGCGATGATCACGTCGCTCGGCGTTCAGCGCTCGGTCTACGAGTTGCTGGATGATCAGGTGCAGTACATTAATCCTGAGTCCCTGTCGTACGCGGCTGGTTTCAAGACTCTCTCGTACAATGGTATGCCGATTATCGCTGATATTGACGCTCCGTACGGGACGCTCTACATTCTGGACGAGTCCACGCTGAAGGTGTTCTCGGATCAGGATTGGCATTTCCTTGATGCTGATGGTATGACGCTTCGTCAGGTCACCGGCTACGACAAGTTTGAGGCTATCATGGCTCGTTACATGAACCTTGGTGCTACTCGTCGTAACAACCAGTGTGTTATCACTGGTATTGCTGTTGGTGCTGACGATACGGCTGACGCGGGTTACTAGTAGTGTGGAGGGGAGGCTTCGGCCTCCCCTCCATTTATAAGGAGGCCTAATGCCTAAGAAGTTGGATGATATTGTTAATGCTTTGAAGCGCGATAATCCTAGTTGGCCTGAGGGTAAGGTTTGGGCTATCGCACAGTCTACGTATAAAAAGATGCAAGGAAAGTAGGTGAGTTATGTCGGAGGCTTGGACTCGTAAGGAAGGTAAGAATCCTGAGGGTGGTTTGAATGCTGCGGGCCGTAGGTCGTATAAGAAGGGTACGCTTAAGCCTCCGGTGTCTGCTGAGCAGGCTAGGAAGTCGCCTAAGGCTGCTGCTCGTCGTCGCTCGTTTTGTGCTCGTATGGGTGGGATGAAGAAGCGGCTTACTAGTGCTAGGACGGCTAATGATCCGAATAGTCGTATTAATAAGGCTTTACGAAAGTGGGATTGTTGATGAATTTATGGTTGCCTAATACTATGAATTATGATGCGTATCGCGTTGATCGCGCACTTCATGCTTATGATGAGAGGCTGATGTTTGCGCGGAATGAGGATACGGGGGATTGGTGTGTGTTTGTTCGTATGCCTCGTCCTCAAGAACCGTTTCCGCTTATGGGGTTTGGGGATAGTATTCCTGAGCCTAATTTTGTGCTTGCTAAGGTGCAGGAGGGGCATCTGGTTAAGCATAAGGAGCGGATTTGGAGGGAGATTATTGATTCTCAGAAGGAGTATAAGAAGGGGTTTGCTGATAGGGCGGATGATGCTCGTGATGAGAGTGTTGAGGCTATTGAGTTTATGATGCGACAAGAGGGTAAGTCGCCTATTATTAAGAGTTTTTCTAAGGGGGTGAGTGGTAATGACGCTTGATGAGTTGTATGATCAGATGGATTTGTATGGGTTTGATGATTTTGAGGATGCTCAGAAGTTGACGCTTCTTAATGAGGCGTATTTTGATATTGCTACTCGTGAGCCTTGGCCGTTTCTTGAGTCTACGGTTGCGTTTACTGCTCCTAGTGGTACGACGCAGATTACTAATCAAGCGTTTGCTAATAGTCCTACGAATGTGAATAGTGTTCTTAGTTTTATTGATACGACGAATGATGTTGTTATGATGCCTGAGCGTGGGGATGTTATTGAGAAGAATTATCGTGTTAATGATTTGACTTCGTATCCTGAGCATTATTATTTTGTTGGTGAGGAGTTGTTTGTGTATCCTGCTGTTAGTGGGGCTACGGCGTATCGTTTGTATTATACTCGTACTCCTGTTGGTGCTACGGATGCGACTGGTACGGGTGCGTGGTTTATTCCTAGTCGTCATCATAGTATTGTGTTGTATGGTGCGCTTGTTAAGGCGTTTCTTGTTAATGATGATCCGCAGGCGACGATGTTTCAGAATATGTTTGAGTCGCGTTATCAGCAGATGCGTAATGATTTGTGGATTCAACAGTATGATCGTACTGATCGTGTTCATGTTGTGAGTGATGCGTACGATTGGAATTATTAAAGGGGGTGATCCGGTTTGGCTTTGACGTTTGTTAATCAGGTTGGTGCTGTTGAGGGTATGAATCAGGCTGCTCCGGGGACTCTTATTCCTGAGTCGTTTGTGCGTTGGTCGCAGGATGTGTTGTTTGATCGTGCTGGACTTATGCGTCGTCGTGGTCCGTTTGAGAAGTTTAAGATGTATAATAATAATGGTACTGAGAATACTGATGGTTTGTTTTCTTATGCTATTAGTGGTGTGGATGATGAACGTATTCTTGCGGTTTTGTCTACGTATGATCCTACTGGTGCTGAGCGTATTGGTATGCTTGTTGATTCGTATGATCGTGATACGAATTCGCGCGAGTCTATTCTGCGCGTGTTTGATAATAATTTTAAGTATCTTGGATATGAAAAGTTGCCGTTTGATATTACTCCGCTTAGTATTGTGAGTGCTAAGCCTGCGCTTGGTGGTGGTTTGTGGGTTAGTGTTGTGGATGATCCGGCTGATGCTAATTCCCATTACCAATTTTTTTGGAGGGGCGGGTATAATACGAGTCTTAGTGGTATTACGGGTACGTTTAGTACTGAGGCTGTTACTGATGTGAGTGCTGAGCATCAGGGTTTGTCGCCTATTATTGATACGGATAGTGTTAGTGGTGTGAGTGCGGGCCAGTTTGTGTACGCTACTGTTAGTGGTAGTGATTATTATCTTGGTACTGTTAAGGCCGTTGATTCGCCTACTACGAGCGTAACACTTGAGAAGCGTCCGTTCTTGTGGGATGTTAATACAAATAATAATCATAGCGTTGTTTTTACTAATTCTTCTGCTACTTCTAGTACTAGTGTTGTTACTATTACATTAAGTTCTAGTGTTTTGTTTGAAGTTGGTGACGTTGTTCTTTTAACAAGTGCAAGTAATTCTAATTATGATAATCTTAGTGCTACTATTACTGCTGTTCCTCCTACTACGGCGCCTAATACATTTACTTTTAATACTAACTTTAATCGTGGTACTGC